AACTATCCAAAATTTCTTAGGAGACATATTATTGATTTCTGCTTCTTCTATTTCATCCATATTATCTAATATATTCAGCGCCTCCCTAGCATAACTTGCATTCTTACCATTTTTACAATTGGCACCAACTAAATATAAAAAAACATTTCTAGGGCATCCTTTAGCAATACTGCTTGGCTTTCCTTTAAATATTTTTTCAACTGCAATTTGCCATGCTTCTCTTGCCGGTATGCCATCATTTTTCATCAGTTCAAAAGCCATAATAGCGCTCTGTCCATAATCAGTATCTTCCATTTTTACACCTCATAAAATATTATTTTATGAGGTTATTATAACATAATTTTTTCTAATATTTAACCTAATTTATATTCACCGCAGCACCGCGAATGGTCAACGTTCCCGCAGCAATAATACTAATATCACCTGTAGCATTTACAGTTAAACTTCCTGATTTACGATCATGCTTTATAACAGTACCATCACCAAATTTAATCGCCCTTACATCAGCACTTCTCTCCTGTGGTTCATCTTCTGTTGAAAAAAATGAGCCAATAATAAAACCCTCATTTAGTCCCTGTCCACTTTTATTTGGCAGCATTAAGCACAGAACTTGTTCATCAATATCAGGTATCCAGTAATCCTTGTCGACCATGCTTCCACGATTTACAATCATTAAATTACCAGATACCAAATCGTCTTTATCAGAAAAAGCTACTCTTGCAGTATTTGTATTGACGTCAATAGAAGATACCCTCCCGATACGAATTATGTTTTTTATAAAATTAGTATCCATTTAAACACCTTCTTACATCGATATTTGTCGTATAACCGCTGCCAATATCATGTGATGCTCTGGTTATCAAGTACTTATCATCAAAAGCTCCAAATCCTAATAAATTAACTGTAACCCCAGATAATAAGACAAAGTTTCCCAACATATTTAAAGATCCAGTAACTTCGTCTTTATTTTTTTCGCGCAACCGTTTTTTTGCTAAATTTAATGCTTCCGCAACACTTTCAACTTGTTCATTTACTTGCAATGTTTTTCCCTTTTTACCAGCAACAGTATAAGTTGCCTCAATATTAGATTTTGAACTGCCCTGCTGATAACTAACTCTGCAGGCAGCATAAATATCTCTAATTTTAGTACGCAAACTGTAGCCAGTACCAACAAACAAATATTTCATTCCAGACTCTTTTTTATAAACGGTACCTGGTTTTACTATTGTTATCTTTGCTTTTTCCGCTTCATATTTTGCTTCATCAAAAATAATGATTTTTTTATCACTTATTTTCAATGCCAGGCCTTTATCCTTACAAATTGCATATAAAAAAGACAGATCAGACTGTTCTGTCTGTTCTGCCCTATCCAGCACCGGATTTTCTTCTGTGTCCCAAAACAATGACATTCCTGCAGCTGAAGCTATATCATTAGCGATTACCTGCAGCTTTGCCTTTTCCCAACTCCGGCTACGTTCAGTACCTCTAAGAGTATTATTATCAGGCACGGAAACTGCTTTTATTTGTACTTCTGACGGATAGCCGCTGCTTGTTATTTCATCGATTTCAAACAATCCCAAACGCAAACTTTGTGGTAACGCCGACAAAGTTTGCCAATATTTTTGCTGCAGCATTACATCTAGAAGTGCTCCTTTTTCCGGCATCCATGTCGATTGCCAAAGCCCCGCCTTGTCTTCCAGTGTTATCTGCAAATCATCGGCTTCTCCCGATAGATTATCGGTATAGCTGATGCTTTTTAGATATTTACTGATATCAGCTGAAATATCTTTATTATTATATTTTATGATCGTCAATATTCTACGTGCTTCCATTTAACGCCTCCACGGCGGCAGCAAGTTGGTCGGAGTAGGCTTTTCATAATCCGGCACATCCAAAATAATACCTGCTGGAAAAACAACTATGTCAGCATATTGCTGGTTTGCTTCCAGCAGCGCGTTTACGCCACTTTCATCGTCATATAACTTTTTTGCTATACCATCCCACATATCGCCCTGAATTGTGTAATAGGTTTTAGCCATACGAAAGCCTCCTGTTCTGATTCTGCACTTCTGCCAACATTGCTTTAAATTCACGCATTTTTTGATCTAACAAAGTTGAAATTTCAGCAGTATCGGTATTCCCTTGTACTGTGATCTGCGGCGCAAAGGTAGCCGTTATTCCGCCACCAGTTCCCAATGGATTTCCCATGATTTCATTAGTTTTGGCCAACAATCCTATATTACGTCTATTGGGAGTATGCGGTATCGCGCTTTCACCAGAGTTTTCCGCAAAAGTAGTAAGAAATGTCCCCCTGCCATAAATACCGCCATACGCATTTTCTGCAACCTCTGCACCATTACCGGATGCCGTAATATTAACTTTGCCAAAAATAGGTGTAGATAAAAAATTACTAATAGATTGCCATTTTTCGCGAAGCCAGGTTTCAGCACTTGTAAATTGTTCCTGAATATAACTTGTGAATCTAAATATTGCAGCAGATGGATTATCCCAAAAATAATCCCAATATGCCGCTAATGTATCCCAGTTAGCAATTATTGCAGTAACCGCGCCAATGATCCAACCTACAGGCCCAGTGACAAAAAAGGCTATTCTAGCTATTGGACTGTCCCACAAAGTTGTAAAGAACTGTTTGACTGTATCCCAATGCCTGTATAAAATAGTTCCGGCAACGACTAATAAACTGATTCCAATCAATAACCAACCAATAGGGCAAGCTGCCATAGCCGCATTTACCAACATCATTCCACCACTCCACAGCTTCGTTGCCAAAGCCACAGTCCTTTGTGTGCCGGCAAGAAGCATTGTTTTTGATCTTAATACTGCCGTACAATTTCCCAAAGTCGTCTGCCATAAAGCACAGGTAGCCATAAACGCATTATAGCCGGAGATAATAGCTCTACCCGTTTTAAATGTAAGCCATAATAACCCAAAAGTTCCAATAGTGTATATGATCCCCTGTGCTACTATTGGGTGTGCTGTAGCTAAAGCCGATAACTTCCCCGTCCATACAGCTAAAGAATCACCTACATTAGCTATGACAGGTAAAAATCCATTTGCTAATGATATTTGCAACGACTCAAATGCCGAAGAAAGACGTATAATTGCACCTTCTGCATTAGCATTCATCTGCTTTGCCATTTTTTCAGACGCACCATCACTGTTAACTAAAGAATTTGTCAAATCACCAAGCACTTTAGGTCCTGCCTGTAGTACTGCCAGCCACCCCGCTGCTGCCTGCTGCCCGAAAATAGCTTTCGACATAGCCAGCTGTTCTTCTTTACTTAATCCTTTCATTCGTTCTTGCAATTGGCCTACTATGATAGCCATCTTTTGAGGTCCTTCTGCATTGCCAGTTTCAATACCCAAAGTTTTTAAAGCCATTGCAGCTTCTTTTTGTTCATTTGTCAAATCTTCCATTGACAGCCCCAGCTGCTCTAGCGCTTTACTTGCCATTTTAGGCGGTCCGGCCAATCTAATTAAACCAGCTCTCAGCGCTGTACCTGCATTACTCGCTTTAATGCCACTATTAGCCATAATACCTGCTAAAGCGGCTGTCTCCTCCATCGATGCCCCAAATGCGTGTGCTACAGGAGCAGCATATTTCATCGTTTCTCCCAACATTTCCACATTAGTATTTGTGGATGTTATAGTAACAGCATAAACATCAGCCATATGTTGCGCTTTATCAGCACTTAAACCAAAAGCAGTCAGATTATCAGAAACAATATCTGCAGTACGTGCTAAATCAGTATTGCCGGCAGCAGCTAAATTTAATAATCCTGGCATACCTGCAACAATCTCATTTGTCTTCCAACCGGCCATCCCCAGATAACTCATTGCTTCAGCGGATTGCGTCGCAGTAAACTTTGTTTGTTCGCCCAATGACCTTGCTGTTTGCGTCAACAAAGATAATTCAGGCCCTGTAGCATTTGCAATAGCACCAACTTTCGACATAGCAAATTCAAATTTCATTGCAGTCTGAGCTGCAGAGATGAACGGCTGAGCAATAGTGCCAATAGCAGCTGCGGTAGTTAAGAAACTTTGGCGTCTCTCTACAAACTGAGAATTTGCAATATTTTTTTTATTCAATCTATCCTGTAACAACTTCTGTTGTTGCTGAGTTTTATTAAGCGTATCTTGATATCTACCCATTTTTCTTTCATATTGCTCTACGCTCATAGCTCCATTAGTAAACTCAGCATTTAATTTTTTTTGAGCAAGATCTATTCTTTTAACAGTCTGTTGTAATTCTGTCAATTGCGAATTTGCCATCTTGGTCGATGATGTAAAACTATTAGATAGCATTCCATTTATAACAAATGCTGTCGTAAATATATTCGCCATTTTTTGCCTCCATTAAAAATTTATAGTATAATAACTATAAAGAGGTGAGCTTTATGATTATTCTTGCAATTTTGTTTTGTATTGGTTTTATATTGATGTGTATAGTCGGGTTCTTTCATGCAATGATAAAAAATAGACGGGAAGAAAAAGCATTACAATATGATTCTTCTGCTAAATATGATGGCGTCTACAAGCCCCTCTATGATCCTGACACATATGATGGCATTCACGATCCAGAAGTGATAGCAGTATTAAAAGATTGTGACGAAGTTTGTTCGCGTTCCCCAATAAAAAAAGAATATTTACGTTAAAAGCCCACAGCATTATTCATGCAGTGGGCTTTCTTTTTTTATTTACGGCACTTATTGTTTCAAGCCATTTCTCTAATTCGTTCACTGGTTGATTAAACCAAAAATGAACATTACCATATTCAAATAAGCATACTGCTATTTCCCGGATAACTCCTGCAGGGCTTGATCGGTCAAAGTGCCTACTAAAAAAACTGATACATTAGAAGTCACTGCAACATATTCCCTAATTGGCAAACCCTTAATATCATCAATTGTGACACCTAAAACCTTCGCCGCAATAACAGCATGGAATGTTTTAGAGTACACAATTTCCGGGGTACCATCTCCAAGAATCCTTGCCTGCTGCTCTGCGGCCGCAAAATCATATCCCGTTAGTTCTCCCAATCCTTGTTTAAGTTTTTTATAATCTACTTTCATCATTTACCTCCAAATTTTAAAAGGGGCACCACTCTGCGAGCCGCCCCCTTTATTTATTTTTAATTCAGACCCAACGCCTCACGGACATCGGCAAGATAGTCAGTACCGCCAATATTAGAAATATAATTATATTTATCAACTTCCAGCACGGTTTCGCCAGCAATAATCACTTTAATATAATTAGTTTCAATGGTGTTGCTGGAGCCGGTAGTCGTTCCAACGTCTAATTTGCCGAGTTCGGTTTTTTTCGGCACGCCGCGGATCACGCATTTTACAGCCTTTACGACGTACTCACTTTTTTCAGGGTCGTAAAACTGCTGCGCGCCGCGCAGGTCTAAGCTAACCCCCTTTTGAGATGCCAGGTTCATTCCAGGTTTAGAAATAGTACGCCAGTTAAGTACAGTTTCCATACTCCCAAAGTGCCCTAAAACAGGACTGTCTACCTCACCGGCAATACCAGCACCCTTTACTGTTTCGGTCATTGCATCCAAAGACGGTAGCTGGACATCAGTTACGCCAAGAAGATCATTTCCGTCATTATAGGCTCTAAAGTTAATTAGCTTTTCCGGAACAACATTATTACTCATCTTTCATCCTCCTCATTAACCAAACAACGTCTCAAGATAAGACGTATCAAACTCGATAGTATTTTCAATGACACGTGCCGGAACCGGTGGCGTAAAATAAGTATGGAATCTTACAATACCATCCATCTGATCTGTTGTTGGATTCTCCTCTTTCAAATATTCAATTCTTCCACCAAGCAAGAACCCTCTTGAAACAAATCCATTAATGCGAATATTTTCGCTATCCACGACAAGATCAATAAGTCGTTTGTTCATCGGGTTATCTACTTTAGACCAATAACTTTGAATAAATGTCTGTGCATGCCAATTAAACATACGCCGTAAACAAATAAAATTATCTTTTACATCTGTATTTGCAGGATAACAACCAGTACGATTCCCCCACAACTTCCACCCACCGATAAAGTTCAGAGCAGTAACTACACCCTGCCCATTAAGATAATTAGCTTGTTCCAGATCCAAAACCACTTCAGTTCCATCAGACAAACATAAACCATCCATTTGTATATTTTTATTTGAAGGACTTTCATAGGGAATATCATCATTTTTTGCATCCAAAACGCCCATCGCACCCATTACCGCAGTAGAAAGATGGTATTTCTTATCGCCAAGTTTTACCATTGGCCAGCAGACTATTTGATCTACTCCAACATAATTGTTATTATTTTTCCAAGCCGGAACATCGGTATATTTTCTTACTGTGTCAGCCGGAACATCTACCAAAACAGAAGCTTTAAACAAACCGTTAATAGTACTTGCTTTGGCAGTCATAACAGCTGCTACTTCTGGATCGTGTGCCCAACCAGGAGCAAGCACCATACCAGGTACTAAACGATACAGAGGAAATACTTTTGAAAGATTCTCAAGACCTGTGTATGCGCCCGTCCTGATATCAATACCACCAATAATGTCATCCTTATCCACGACTGAGGGATCAATTTTTTCATAGTCCAAAAAAGCACTGTCTGTAAGCTGTCCGCCACTTAATGCAGTAATTACTAAATTCCCATCACTGTCAAAAGCAGCTTCATAGTCAACGCCTTCCGTCAGCGGTTGTCCGGCAGATGCTTTTTTTACTTTCAATGTTTCAAGTAACACTGGATCATTTACAATCACCGTTTTTTCACTGTTAAACTGAACTTCTTTATCACTGACCGTTGCTTTATGTTTTTTTGGATCTAAAACATTAACAAAAACTGTCGGTGAAACTGCATAAAGCGAATATTGGCTATAAATAGTTTCGCAAAGAGTGTATTTCTCCCAATCTTCACTGTATCCCATAGCTGCTACCGCTTCTGCATATGTATAGCACAAAATAGGTTTATTAACCTCTGCTCTGTTACTTGCCAAATGAATTGGAGCCGTACCAAAAACAACTGGTAACCCAGCAGTAGAATTTACTGCCGGAACAATAGATGTTGGCACCTCAGATGTATATACGCCATGCTTATATGCCATATGTTATTCCTCCTTTTCTGCCAAAACAGCAGCTTGGTAATATTTATTCATAGGTGTTCCCGCTTTTGCAATAGCCCTTTCAGCTTCTGGCAATTCTGAAACAGCTACAAACAGTTTTTTAATTTGCGGACACTTTTCAAATACATCATCAATATGAGTTGGTAACCCGCCAATGAATAGCTGATATTTCAATAACTTTCCGTTTTTGTAAGACGGGCCTACATAAATCAAGCGTTCAGGCTTAGTGGTCTGACTGCTTTTTTTGTTAATAGCCATAGTTTATTTCCTCCTCTACTGGTTTACCCAATGTATAACTAACCGTCATTAATCCCTGCCACTGGGGGAAGGGTTGATCTTCTACTACTTTAGACTTTATCGGTAGTATAAGCCGATGCTTATTTGCTACAGTACGCTTTTTAAGCAATGCCTGACGTACATGTTCCATAAGATTAAACAAGCTGCGCCACCCCTCAGAAGTATCACCGTCAATGATACTAAATCCTATTTCAACCTTTGCTGCACTCAGCTCATCACCATCTTCACATTCAAGAACCAGCACATAAATACATGATTCACTTTCCTTGGCATTAGTTTTCACTGGCAGGTATCCTGGATAAACATTTATCGGAGAATAAGTCCCATCAGATTGCTGCGATTCATACTCTCGGACAATATTTTTTAGAAAACCCGTCAATTTTTCCATTAATTCAACCTGTGTCATTAACGTCCTCCAAAATTCCCATAACGGTATGAAACTTCATGTAAAAATCTTTGATTCAATGTTTTTTCTGCAAACGGGGCAATCACACTCATTGAGCGTTCTGCTGAAAACATCTGCGGAATACTGGGACCATGAGGTATGCGCAAAGGATAACGCATACTTAAATTTTTACGCTGCATAGCTCCAACATAGCCTTTCAATGAAGAACCAATAAATAAACCTGGAACCGATTTGGGTTTATTTTTTTTCATTACTTGCACCCTTACTGGTCCTTTCTTATATGCCCGTACTTTAAAAGCAGTGATCAACGGTGCTTGCCCTATAGAACTGATCATTCCAGTAAGCTTTAACCGAGAAGCACGTTTAATACTTAAAGTAGACTTTATATCTTTTGCTGATATCAGATAGTTTTTTCTGATGGTTTTAGATACTTCAGTCTTTACCATTGCAGACGTACGATTTATTGCACTCGCTGCCGCCGCTATTACTTGCTGAGGATAATTCTTAAGCAGACTCTTGGCTTTTTCTATTTCCTTTGCATCAATAGATATCATCTGTCATTCGCCACCAATTGAATCGTCAGAACGCCCATATCATCAGCACAGCTTTCAACCAGATACTGCTTATCATCGATGCCGAAAAGCTGTCCATATACAGGAAGTTCCAGCAAATCCCCTGCCAAGCAATTTACCTGCAGCCGGCTGCCGTATATCCCAGGATAAGTTTGAGTACTACCCGCTCCTGTCGATAAACTTTCTGCAACCGATATATCCTGCAATATAGCATTACATACAGTACCGTTAAGACTATGTTCTTCAGCAAATTCCAAAGAATTTATAAAAGCCGCAGTATTATCTGCGGCTATCTGCTCACGAAAGTTTTTCATTTGACCGTTGCTGCTGTATTTACCGGAGGCAGAATCTCCTCCTCAGCCTCATTTACTGCTTCAAGCAACTCAACAAGTTTTGCTTTGTTAACGTTTTTCGGAATTTCAATCTCGCGGGCTTTGCACATAGCCTTAAGTTCTTCATTCGAATAATCCTTCAAGGCTTTTTCTCCTTTATTGTCACTACCTGTATCAGCATCGGGAATTACGGTAACAGCAACTTTTTCAAATTCTTTTGGAGCCTCTTTTACTAATGCATCAGCTTCGCTATCCGGCAGTTCAATAATAGTACCTGCTTTATAAACAACTCCATTTCGGCGCAAGAAAAATTTCTTTATCAATACTTGTTGCATTTACAAACCTCCTTATTTAACTTTCAAGGTCGCCCAATCATCCAAAAACTCCGGACATACTACGCAGCGGCTGGACATAGCCAGAGTAGTCGTATCGCTTTCTGTATTGCCGGTGACCTTCGGAATGTACGCGCCTTCATAAGTACGAAATTGTTTGTCGTCTTCAAGCTGCGTTACTGCGCCAAAGAGACGTTTACCACGACCGGGCACACCAATAATCATATGATCATCAGGGATATACTGGGCAAGGTTGCCGTCGTCACCCTCGTACACGCCGTCATAAGCGTAGATTTCCAGATTAAGTGATTCAATATAACCAACTCGCAGCAATTCCGGTCTTACCAGCTTCGGCTGAATGCTCATCAGTGCTAAATTTTCACGGCTGGGCACCAACAAATATTTATAAAGCTGTTCGTTATTGAGCAGGTAGGATACTACATTCTGTGAACACAGGGCCACTGTAGGGATCATACCGGCGTTGCGGCGGATCTTCTGAGATGCGTCACCCATGACATCATAAATTTTAGCAGAAGCATTATCCCATGTGTCCGATCCGGACAGAGTTGTTTTATTGTCAAATTCAGAAAATGTAATCGTATCAACTACAACAGTTTCACCATCGTCGGCATAGCCTTTGCATTCGTATTCACCGTTGATCAAAAGCTGTGCAGCCATCCACTCCTGACGACGGACACAGGCATCAATCAATTCTGCCATGTCATAAGCGCGCAATTCTTGCGCACGTTCTGCCGGAGTGCGAGTGCTGTAGATATCTTCCCCAAAACCACGACGCTCAATATCAGACGCTTCGATAGTCCGTTTAGGGCGCATCAGCGGAGCTTTATAAGACCTGATCTGCGAACCGTTACGGCTCATATTTACACCCTTGCTGCCCGGTACCACAAACGGTGCCATTCTGCGACCGCCTTTGCGGTATTCCATATCCACGGTATTCGTCAAAAAGGTTTTAACCGCAGGGAAAAAGGTATCAATCAAAGTCGTAGTCGGCGGATTGGTGCGCTCAATTGCCTGCAGCAAAGTTCTGGTATCATCAATATTAATAGGCATTATCTTCATCCTCCTTATTTCACGCTGGTCAAATAGATATTGACCGCACGCAGTTCTTCTTCATGAGCAGTAGCGTTGTCAGCGGTTTGTGCCACAATAAGTTTTTCGCGATTGAATTGGCCGCTGATATAAACTGTGACAACAACGTCAGCTCCGGTTAAGTCCGTATCATGTGCTAAAACTGCCGATGCCTTTTCTGCACCGGTAGAAGCTGTGCTGTCAACAATTTCATATTTACCGTTAACCAAAGCCAGAAGGGTACCACGCTTATAACTGGCCGTAACTCCTTTCAGCGTTACGTTTTTAGTAAGTACCGGTACTGCTGTACCACCAATAAGCTCATCATAATGAGTTCCGTTCATGTTGGAAATCATTTCCATTATTTCGCACCTCCAAATTTACTATTCATTACCTTGGCCATCTTATCCAATGCTTTCGCATCTGCCGCCGCACTTACAGCTGCCTCATCGGCC